GTAATCAATACACCTGTCATTACTGTAATGCCCCTGCTAATACAGCAGACCATATAATCCCTGTATCTAAGGGTGGAGGACATGAGTTATCTAACCTATTACCAGCATGTACTAAATGTAATAGCAGTAGACAGGATAGAACCCTGATCAGGCTTGGCTATTGGAATAAGAGGTATTCATGATACAAGGGTTTGAGATACAGAGGTTTGATGGTTTGGCAATACAAGGGTTTGATGGTTTGAGCATAGTAAATACTACAGCCTTTCCAAGGCCTGTCCAGATAGTGAGACAAACCATCTCAAACCTTGAGACGCAGATATGCAGGATATCCGCATACCATAACTATAAAGGTTTGTCAAGGCCCCTCAAAAAAGCGGGAATCAAGAATAACAAACCATATCCCTATGGTAATAACAAACCATCATATGGGCATATCGTGGATATAAGGTTTGGGATATAAAGGTTTGGTGGTTTTTTATTTTTTCATGTGGGAACCCCGTAAGAGTATAATAGAAAACCAGAAACCAAAAATAGTAAAAGGAGTAGTATGAGAACAGGAATGAGCCAAGGCCCTAGAGGTCTTAGAGATGTATCAGCAGTAAATGAACCACTTAACCTAGATTTCAGCCTAGAGGAAAGTGTTAGAAAATCCATCCTATCAGCCACATGGTTAGATGAGGTAGATTTGGGGGCAGCCAAAGAAGCAGTTATGCTTGCAGAGACTATGGATCAATTCCCAGATAGACGACATCAGATAGCCCCAATCCTTATTGGCCTATTGTCAAACCTTGGTCTGCTCAATAACCGTAAGAGTACAGAAATGTCTCCTGCAGAAATGTTACAGGCTATTGCAAACGGCTAATTGGTTACCCACATATTGGACTGAGCCACTTCATGATGATTTCCCTACTGATGGGGAAAAGGTCATTAATATATCTCAAACCTTATGGCGTTTGCCTGAGAAAAATGATGAAATATTGACATTAACTGATTGGCAGAAGTGGCTTATCCGCCATGTCTTAGAACGATACCCAGATGACTACCACGAACCTTCTAAGGCTGGTAGGCTGCGTTACAAGCAGGTCGTGATATCAATGCCACGGAAGAATGGAAAGAGCCTCCTAGGGGCCTTATTTGCCTTATATGGCATGCTTCTGCATGAGCCTGCACCTGAAGTAATATCTGTGGCAGCATCTGCTGATCAGGCTAAAATTGTCTACCGTCGCCTAAAACACCAGGTAGATTCAAGTGAATTGCTTGCACATTTCTTTAGCAAATCCACGGAACATAGAGGACTTTGGACTAAAGATGGTACAGGAATGTATAAAGTTATTGGTGCTAATGTTGCAACTGCTCAAGGACTACATCCATCCATGGTTATATTTGACGAACTCCATGTTGCCAAAGAAGATGTGTGGACTGCTATGTCTCTTGGTTCAGCAACTCGTACAGATGGGTTAACCATTGGTATCACAACGGCTGGTGATGACACCTCAAACCTTCTGAAACATTTATATGAAAGAGGCATGGCTGCTATCCAAGGACAGGAAGACCTTGAAAGATTTGGTTTCTTCTGTTGGGAAGCACCAAAGGGCTGTGCCTTAGATGATGAGGAAGCAGTTAAGATGGCAAACCCTCAATTAGCATCTGGCATCCTAAACTGGGAATCAGTCAAAAATGAATTAGCCACAATGCCTGAACCAGACGCTAGACGATACCGTTTAAACCAGTTTGTATCTAGTATGAATGCTTGGATTCCTGTTGGTGCTTGGTCTCAATGCCCTGACGGACGGCCAACAAACCCAGAAGTGTTTGCTATTGAGCGTACCTCTGGATGGGAATATGTCAGTATTGTCACTGCACAAATGTTGCCAGATGGAAATGTAGCAACTGAATTGGTGGCATCATTAAATAATACCAATATTGATGAGGTCATTAAGGTTTGTATGGATCTAGGAAAATATGGCAAACCATTTATCATGGACTCAAATGTATTAGATGACCTAGGGGCAGCCTTAAAACAAAAGGGTTTGAGGGTCCAGATGACCAGTAATAAAGATTTAATATCTGCATCAAACAACACATATAGTAGAATTATGAAAAAGGAACTAGTTCATCCAAGAGACGAGATAGTTACTTTGCAAATGCAACGAGCAGTGCGTAAAAATAGCGGAGAATCCTGGAGAATCGCCCGCAAAGATAGCGGAACTGATATTGATGCAGCAGTAGCAACAGTTTTGGCCATATGGTTTGTGGAAACACAAATAAAACCACAGCAAATGGTTCATTGAGGAGAAGTAAATGGGATTAAAAGACAGATTAGTCAATAGACTTGGTTACACAATTGATGAAGTGCAACCATTTATTCCTGAAACACAGAATCGTGCAATGACTGCACCAACAAGAGAATCATTTACAGTTACAGAATCTGCAGCGTTGTCTCTTATTCCTGTTAGCAGAGCAATTGCAGTACTTGAAACTGCTATTATGCAGATTCCTGTTGAGGTAGAAAGAAACGAAGAATACATTGAAGGTCCTGCTTGGTTAGAATATCCAGACATTGAGAACAATGTATCACAGGCTGAATGGCTTGGAACAACAGTTGTACATCTTGCAACATTTGGTAATGCGTTTTGGAAAGTTACACGAGGACCTCGTGGCATTGTAAATGTTAGAAATGTTCATCCATCACTTGTATCTATTAGTACAGATGCAAATGGAAAATTAATTTATTCAATCAATGGTGCAAATTATTCAAAGGACGAAGTTGTTCACATTAAACTTTGGAATAAAGTATCAACATTTGATTATCTTGGTGAAGGACCACTCCAACGCCACAGATCAACATTGCGTTCAGCAATTGATTTGCAAAATTATGCAGACAATTGGTTTAAGACAGCAGCCGTACCAACAGGTACATTAACAACATCAGAATTTCTTTCTGCAGATGTAGCAAAGTCTAACAAAGAGGCTTTCATTGCATCTCAGCAAGAAAGAAGTGTCGCTGTTCTATCTTCTGGTTTGAAGTATGAAAATATTTCTCTGAATCCAGAAGAAGCACAGTTCCTAGAAAACCAGAAATATATGACTCGCCAGATTTCAACTATGTTTGGCGTTCCTACCCTTTACATGGGTATGGGTATTGAAGGTCAGGGCATGACATATGTCAACGGTAACGAAGACAGAACAAAACTATACGAAGATGGATTACAACAGTACATCGTTCGTATTGAGCAAGCAATTACTGATTTACTTCCAAGAGGACAATATGCTGAGTTTAATCTAACTGAGTTCTTGCGTCCAAACCAACTTGCAAGATATCAGGCATACGCTATTGGTATTGATAAGCAGTTCTTGTCAGTAGATGAAGTTAGAGCACTTGAGTCTCTACCTGCAACTACCCAGGAAATGCCTAGTCAACCTGTAGCATAAAATGGAGTAATGACTATGACAAATATGATTACTAGAGATTTTGAAATAAGGGAATCAAACTCAGATACTCGTGAAGTATCTGGTGTTGCTGTTCCTTTCAATGACACAATTGATATTGGCGGAGGAATGAAGGAAAGATTTGCACCTGGTGCAGTTGACCTTAACGCTAATGTTAAATTGTTCCGTGACCACAAAGAAATTATTGGAGTTGTCACAAAAATGTCTGAAGACGATAACGGTTTAAACATTACCGCAAAGATTTCAGAGACCACACTAGGAAATGAAACACTTAACTTAGTTAAAGATGGAGCAATCCGTTCATTTTCAGTTGGATTCATCCCTGTAACAGATCAGAAGGATGGAAATACAATAATTCGTAAGAAGGTAGACCTTAAAGAAGTATCTTTAGTGGCTTTTCCTGCATACGACAAGGCTGAAGTACTTTCAGTCAGAGAAGAAACCAATCAGGAGGAAATATCCATGGAAAACACAACACCTGATTACACTTCAGCAATTGAAGAAGTTCGTAATCATGCAGAGGAACTAGAGCGTCGTCTTGATGTACTTGCTACAGCAAAGACAGATGCACCAGCAGTTCCTACATTCCGTTCATACGGAGAATTCGTAAAGGGTGCAGCATCAGGAAATGACGATGCACTTAAGTTGGCTCGTGAATGGGAAGGCGCAACAACTGCTGACACAATCATGAAGAATGTCTGGGTTTCAGATGTACTTCGTGTTATCAACGCTGGTCGTCCAACATTCGCAGCACTTTCTTCAGCAGCACTTCCATCAGTTGGAAATGTTATTGAATACCCACTATATGTAAACAACGCAATGGACATCGCAGAGCAGGCTGCTCAGGGTGACACACTTGCATTTGGTGGAATCACACTTTCATCAGAAACAGCACCAGTTAAGACATACGGTGGATACACATCAATGTCAAAGCAACTAATTGAGCGTTCATCTGTTGCTTATGTAGATGCAGCATTCCGTGCAATGGCTGCAAAGTATGCATCAGCAACAAACGCTGCAGCAAAGTCAGTTGTTACTACAGCAACAGGCTTCAACACTTCATCTGTAGCAGCATGGGAAGCAGACGCTATCCTAGAAATGCTTGCAGATTCAGCAGTTAAGGTTAACGGAGACACTGGAAAGGCTCTAGAGTTCATTCTTGCTTCAGCAGATGTATTCAAGGCTCTTGCAGCAACTGTAGATGGTTCAAACCGTCCACTTCTTGCTAACTCAGGTGCAACTGTTAACACATTTGGTTCAATCAACCCAGTTGGTTTGACAGGAAACATCCTTGGTCTTCCAATCGTTGTAGATCCATCACTTGCAGGTGGAAGCCTCTATGTTGGTAACTCAACTGCAATCACAACATTTGAATCTGCTGGTGCACCACTTCGCCTCAGCCGTGAAGATGTAACAAACCTAACCACAGACTTCTCTGTTTACGGATACTTGGCTATCGCTGCAACAGATCCAAAGGCAATGGTTAAGGTTGCTAACCCACTTGACTAATTAATTACAGGAGAAGATTATGGACTGGACAGACTTAAAAGCATATGTAGGTGCTTCATCAAATGATGACGCTTATGTAGAAGAATGCTGGAATACATCAAAGGATTTAATTGCAAGTTATATTGCATCTACCAAAGTCCCTGTTGGTGTTTTGAAGCGTTGCTATCTTGAAGTTGGTTCAGAACTATTCCATCGTCGTAACGCACCAATGGGTGTGTCTCAATATGCTACTTATGATGGTGCTCCCATCAATACTGCTAGAGACCCACTCGTTGGTGTGTATCCTTTGCTTAATAGATATATGGTGAGATTCGCATGAATTTAGCAACAATAAGAGCAGAGATTGAAAGTGCAATAATTATTGGTGGGGTTTCCAAGGTATATAAGTATGTACCTGAAAGACCAGTACCACCATGTGCAATTGTTGAACCTGATGCCAATGCTTATTTTGTTACTGTTTATGAAAATCAGTATGATGCTGATTATTCTACAAATTGGAAGATATTGGTTTTAATACCATTTGCAACCAACCAAACAGAAACAGAAAACCTTGACGATACTCTCAATACTCTTATTCCTGCTTTATGGGAATACACAACAGCAACAAAATTAACAGTAGATAAGCCATTTATACAAGATGTAAATGGTGCAAGATACTTAGCAACAAACATAAATATTTCAATTGACATTGAAGGAGGAAATTGATATGGCAAGAATCAAAGGCAAATCAATTATCTTTGAAGTCAAC